GTTAGGAAGTCATGAACTTGTCGGGGCAGCGTTCCGAATCCCCCCGTTCGAACTAGGAAAGGAAATCAGATGACCACAAGAAAAACGCAGCGCCTCGGAAACAACTCCGGTCTCGCTCAAACGAAATCAGCCGCAGGAGCCGTCACGGACAAGGTACCTGTTCCGAAGGGGGTAAAGTTCCAATCCAATGCGGACATCGTGCTCTGGGAGCAGATCATCTCCACTCGCATTGCTGCGGACTGGCGGGACATTGACTTGTTGCTCGCCGCCAAGATGGTCGGCATCGAGCGGGACATCCGGCGGTACCAGGAAACGCTGGACAACGAAGGCCCGGTCGTCTTCACGCTGAAGGGCACTCCGGTTCCAAACCCGTTGTTCAGCATCGTGAATACCTTGCAGTCTCAACTCCTGAACATCGTTCGCGCTTTGAACCTGACCCGCACCGGCACCGACCCTCGCACCATGAACGCGGGGGGCAAGAAGCAGCAACAGTTTTCCAAGCTCTTGGAAGACGCTGACGAGCTCATAGTGCGACCAAACTGATGGTGGCATCCCCGTTCAAATGCGGTCCCCGCATCAAGCGACGTGACTGGCGCAAGCTACCTATTGCCAAGCTGACCCGCGCCGAACGGGCGATGCGGTTCATCGAGACGTACTGTCGCGTCCCAGAAGGGGCGCTGGTCGGGCAACCCATACGCCTAGCCATTTTCCAAGAGGACTTCTTCTACGCGGTTCTGGACAACCCCAGCATCACTCGCAGGGCGTACCTCAGCATTGCGCGGAAGAACGCCAAGACGGCGATCATTGCATGTCTGCTGATTGTGTTTCTGGTCGGCCCCGAAGCGCGACAGAACTCTCAGATCTGCAGCGGCGCACGCAGCCGCGATCAAGCTGCGCAGGTTTTCAACTACGCTCTGAAGATCATCATGTTCTCGCCGAAGCTGGCAGAGCTTTGTCGCATTGTGCCGTCGCGGAAAAAGATAGTAGGCCTCCCCATGAATGTGGAGTACGCTGCGTCCAGCGCAGATGCGCATACGTCCATGGGCGGATCACCGATACTAGCGATCCTGGACGAGGTCGGGCAGGTGAAAGGGCCACAAGACGATTTCATCGATGCGATCACCACGTCACAGGGAGCGCATGAAAACCCATTGCTGGTCGCCATCTCCACGCAAGCGGCAGAGGACAACGACCTGCTCAGCGTCTGGCTGGATGACGCCGAGTCTTCGCAAGACCCGCACATCGTTTCGCATGTCTATACGGCCAAGCCGGGATGTGACGTATTGGACGAGAAGCAATGGGCAGCGGCGAATCCGGCGCTGGGACTGTTCCGCAACCGGAAGGATCTGGAAGAGCAAGCAAAGCAAGCGCATCGCATGCCAAGCGCGGAGAACACGTTTCGCAATCTATGCTTGAACCAGAGGGTCTCCACCACGTCTCCGTTCATCTCAACAGACGCTTGGAAATCTTGCGCTGGCGTGGTGCTCGATTTCGGAAGCTCGCCGGTATTCTGCGGACTGGATTTATCTGGTAGAACTGACTTGACTGCCCTTATCATGGTGGGCAGGGTGATGGGGGTATGGCAGGTGAGGGCGCACTTCTGGACTCCGGAGAAGGGGTTGAGGGAACGCTCCAAGCGTGACAGAGCACCCTATGACCTCTGGCACAAGCAAGGCTACCTGCATACGACCCCCGGCGCGACGGTCGATTATGAATACGTTGCGCAGGATATCGGTGCCATCCTCACCGACCTCAACGTGCGGGGGATCGCGTATGACCGCTGGCGAATCGACATACTGCGCAAGGAGTTTGAGAACATCGGCCTTGACCTGCCGCTTGTGGAGTACGGGCAAGGGTTCAAGGACATGAGTCCCGCACTGGACGCCGTGGAGAGCGAACTGCTCAATGGTCGTATCGCGCATGGAGGGCATCCCGTTCTGACAATGTGCGCGGCGAATGCCGTGGTCTGCAAGGATCCCGCAGGTAACCGCAAGCTGGACAAATCCAAGGGCACCGGTCGGATCGATGGTATGGTAGCTCTTGCGCAAGCAATGGGCATCGCGATCCGGGAGGAGGACCAAGATATCGACGCTTTTATTTCCGCTCCTTTGAGCTTATCACGGACGAACTGACATGGCGCTCTTCAGCAAGATCCTCAGGTATTTTTCGGGCGGGGGGAGGACTCCCGGGTATCAATCGTCAGAGCCGAGCGGTGGCAGGCTCACAAAGCGGACAGTCACGGCGGACACGGCAATGCAACTGTCCGCCGTTTTCGCGTGCGTGCGACTGATCGCGGAAACCATTGCGGGTCTTCCGCTGCGGTTTTACGAGCGGTCATCGGACGGGTCTCGCGTGCGAAACGAAAAGCATCCCCTGTATCGGCTCTTGAGCTACAAGCCGAACAGGTACCAGACGCGGGTCGAGTTCTTCGAAACGATCGTCATGCAATTAGCGCTCCATGGCAATGCGTATATCCATATCACTCGCAACGGCGGGGTCATCATTTCATTGTTGCCTTTGATGTCCGTTCAGATGGCAGTCAAGTTGGATCTGCAGGGGAATGTGACGTATGAGTACAACGACGGCAGAAACTTGATGGTCTATGCGCAAGAATCCATCTGGCATATCAAATTGATGGGTAACGGACTGATCGGCATGTCGCCGTTGGACTACGCGCGGAATTCTATCGGGGTCGCCATCAGCGCGGAGGATCGGGTCAGCAAGATGTCGAATAACGGTTTCAAGCCGTCTGGTGTCTTGATGATCGACAAGGTGCTGAAGCCCGAACAGCGTGCGGCAGTCCGTGCATCGTTTGCCGATCTAGCCGAGGGGGGCGACGATGCGCTGAAAGTGCTGGAAGCCGGAATGACCTACCAGCAGGTCAGCATGAACCCGAAGGATGTGCAGCTTCTGGAGACGAGGCGGTTTCAACTGGAAGATATCGCACGGTTCTTCGGCGTGCCCTCCGTGCTGATCAACGACACGTCGACTTCCACGGTCTGGGGGTCTGGCGTGGCGCAGATCGTGCAGGGATTCTACAAGCTGGGACTGCGCCCATATCTGGAACGGATTGAGTCGTCCCTGGAAATTTGGCTTCTTCCCATTATTGAACGCGGAGTGACAGAAGTAGAATTCGACTTCACGGCACTGCTTCGGGGAGACACTGCCGCAAGGTATGAAGCCTATGCCAAGGCGACGCTGAACGGGTTGAAGACGATCAACGAGTGTCGCTTGGAGGAAGGCGATCCGCCCGTACCGGGGGGTGAGGTAGCACGGACGCAACAGCAGATGATCCCCTTGACCGCGTCCAACAGTTCGATCCCTGAGGGATGATACACTTTTCACTAGGAGTAAAGGCCATGAGTCTTCGCAAATTACCCGAGATCAAAGCTCTTCAAGCGCCGAAGGGTGCGCAGTGGGATATTCCCTCCTCGGCGCTGGAGCGCTGGCGTCCTCTTGCTGAAGACCGCGAGGCGACGCTCAGCATCTACGAGGGTATCGGCGAACAGTGGGACGGTTCCGGCATGACGGCGAAGCGGGTCGGCGGCATCCTTCGCGCCAATGCCGGGAAGGACATCACGGTTTCGATCAACTCGCCCGGAGGCGATTTCTTTGACGGGATCGCCATCTATAACTTGTTGCGAGAGCATGATGGTGCGGTGAATGTCCGCGTCATGGCGCTGGCAGCGTCCGCAGCATCCATCATCGCGATGGCAGGAGACACGATCCAGATCGCGAAGGCCGGGTTCCTGATGATTCACAATGCGTGGTCTTTCGTTATCGGGAACCGTCACGACCTCAAGGAAGCAATCGGCGTGCTGGAACCGTTCGACACGGCAATGGCCGAAGTGTATGCCGACCGTTCCGGGATGGACGTTCGCGCCATTGCCAAGATGATGGATGCAGACACATGGATCAATGGATCCGAAGCGCTGAAGCTGGGATTCGCGGATTCGTTATTGGACAAGGACACCGAGGAAGACCCGCAGGACAAGAGGAGCGCGTTGCTGCGGACGACCGACATCGCATTAGCAAAACAAGGCATCCCCCGTTCGCAGCGGCGGGAGATGCTGAACGAGTTGACTGGCACGCCGAGCGCTACCAGTCGCATCACGCCGAGCGCTGATTTGGAAGTGCTGCAATCCCTATCTCAACTTTTCAAGAAGGAGTAATACCATGCAACAGTCTCACAAGAATGTCCGCGGTATTTTCGCGGTTCGTGCGGATGCGTCTCCGGCAGAACTGGTCGCCCAGATCAAGGCCGGATTCGAAACGTTCAAGGCAGCGCAAGCCGACACCGACAAGCGCATCGAAGCCTATGCCAAGGCGCAAGCCGAGGGCGCCGCAACCGAAGCCAAGGCGGCTCTGCAAGCGGCCGAGGCGAGTGCCAAGCAAGTCCAGGCACTGGCCGATCGGCTGGTCGAGGCAGAGCAGAAGCTCATTGCCGGGGTGATGAAAGGCATTCAGGCGCCGCAGTCTTTGGGGGCGCTGGTCGTCGCGTCGGACGCATTCAAGCAGTTCCAGTCCGGCTCGACGAACAAGATGCGCATCGAAGCCAATACGATTACCGGTCAATCGGGTTCTCCGGTGGAGAACAACGATACGCTGACGCAAACGCAGCGTCTCCCCGGTATCGTTGGCGGAGCGTTCCGTGCGCTGCGGATCCGTGACGTTCTGCCTTCGGGGAATACCGCGAGCAACATCGTGGAGTTCACCCGGGAACTGGCCTTCACGAACAACGCGGCAGAAACGGCGGAAGGCGCGACCAAGCCGGAAACGTCCATCACCTTCGAGCTGGCGAATGCTCCGGTGCGCACCATTGCGCATTGGATCAAGCTGTCCCGTCAGGTGATGGACGATGCCCCGGCGGTTGCCAGCTATGTCGATACGCGTCTCCGTTATGGCGTGGAACGTCGTATCGATGCGCAACTGATCGCCGGCAACGGCGTCGGCCAGAACCTTTCGGGTCTGACCAATTCGGGCAACTTCACAGCCTTTACCCCGGTAACGGGAGACACGGCTCTGGACAGTCTGAACAAGGCCAAATATCTGATCGAAGCGTCCGACTACTCGGCGACCGCCATCGTCATGAATCCGGCGGACTGGGGTGCGATCGAACGCAACAAGACCAGCTACGGCGAATACGTGATCGGTGATCCGCGTTCGGCCATCGGTCCCGTTCTCTGGGGTCTGCCGGTGGTCGTGTCCAATTCCATGGTTTCGGGCAAACTGCTTGTCGGTGCCTTCGACATCGCCGCGCAGGTTTGGAACCGGGAAGGCGTTGCGGTCGAAATGACCGAAAGCAACGACACGGACTTCGTGAAGAACCTTGTCACTGTCCGTGCCGAAGCGCGTTTGGCGCTCGCTGTCTATCGCCCCGCGTCGGTCTACTACGGCAATCTCACCCTGTAACGGGGGGTTTCACTTACCATGGAGCGGGAGAGGGAAACCTCTCCCGTTTTTACGATGAAAGAATGTATCGCTTTAAAGGATTTCATCTCCCCCGTCTTCGGCAACGTGGATGAAGGGCGTCGTCTTCCATTGGAGGACAGAGCCGCTGCGCAATGGGAAGAAGCCGGTCTGGTGCGTATTGCTGTAGATGTCTCGGTCGCTCCTGTGATTCCGTCGGTGGGAAACGCCGAGACCCTTGCGTCTTCGTCTGCATCGCAAGCGGTCCCAGCCTCACCGAAGCAGACTGCGAGCGCGTCCGCCTCTGGCGCGAAGAAGATCAGCAGGATGAAGTCCGGCGCGTAATCGTAATCAATACGACGTTCAAGCTCGCTCCGTGGGCAGACTATCTTTATGCCTGTGACGCCGAATGGTGGAAGCGGTACCACCAGGAAGCCATGTCCGAATTTCGGGGAGAGCTCTGGACCCAGGACGAGCACGCGAGGGGGTATGGCCAGATGCACCATGTACATGGAGAGCGCAAGTCTGGTCTCTGTACAGAACCCGGAAAAATCTATTTCGGTGGGAACAGCGGGTATCAGGCCATGAATCTCGCGTTCCATTTTGGTGCATTCCGAATGATTCTCCTCGGCTATGACATGCAGCAGACAGGGGGGAAATCTCATTGGCATGGGGATCACCCACAAGGATTGAGCCGGAGTTCTCCTTTGGGGGAATGGGTCAAGCAGTTTCGTTCTCTGGCAACTGACTTGAAGGCACAAGGAGTCAAGGTATTGAACGCGTCTCGTCAGACTGCGTTGGACTGTTTCGACAGGTCGCCTCTGGAAGACGCGTTGAAGGTCACCGTCGTTGAAGGAATGCGTGGTCTCGGGGACAACATCTATCAACGCGCCTTTGTCAAAGCGATACCGGGGTCGGTCTATTTATCGACTCCGTGGCCGGAGCTCTACGCAGACCTGCCCAATGTTCGGTTCATGCTGGCCAGGACAACGCTCCGTACTCAAGCAGAGAATATCTCACACCAGTCGCCGAAGACATGGCAGCTTCGGCCGCGCAATGCCGCAGAAGTGCAAGTGCAGTACGGGACGAACAGTTTCAGGCGGGGGTCTTTGCTGGACGGAATGTCGCAATGTTTCGGTTTCCGTCCGCAGGAATTTGACTTGCCGTATTTCGGGGAGTGCCCGGTACAGACAGACAAGCCGATCGCTCTGGTGCGTCCGGTGACAGTGCGCAGCGAGTGGCGTGCGGACGCCCGTAACCCCCTGCCAGAGTACGTTTCGATGGCCGCAGAGCGGCTTCGCGCGGTCGGGTACCACGTGGTCAGCGTTGCGCATTTGCGCCCCCCAGAGGAGGTTCTGGTAGGTTCTGCGCCTCCTGCGGATACGACACTGCATGCGGGGGAATTGGATGTACGGCAGTTGATGGCGCTTGTGCAGCATGCGCAAGTTCTTGTCGGCGGGGTCGGTTGGATAGTCCCCGCCGCTCTAGCTGCAAAGAAGCCGTGTCTTGTTATCGCTGGCGGACTAGGGGCGCACAATGCTCCGGAGAAGGTACTTCCGTCCGAGGGGGCGGAGCATGTGACATTTCTCCTTCCGGACAGATATTGTCGTTGTGACCAGATGCGGCATTCTTGCCAGAAGACAATTAGCGACATTGAGAAAAAGGTGGATACGTGGATAACGTCTCTCTGAAAATGCAAGGTCTTTTATGGTGTGAAGCAGTTGGGATCGGGTACTATCCGGTCGACCCGAAAAGCACTCCGTACGACGAGGACTATTTCGCCAAGTATCAAGTCATGGAAGTGACTCCGCTGGGGGACGCTCTGGTAGCATCGCGTTTGGCATTGGTGCGGGGGCGGATGTCTCCCGCTGATGTGATCGACATCGGAATTGGAAGCGGTGCTTTTGTTCGTGCGGCAGACTGCGAAGGATACGACATCAATCCGTGTGCTGTTTCGTGGTTACGGGAGAACGCGAAGTGGCATGATCCGTATGACGGGGATAAGGTAAGAGCGGTTTGTTGTTGGGATTCTCTGGAGCACATTCAGATTCCATCTGTTTTGCTGAATCAGGTATCTGAGTACGTCTTCTTATCTATTCCGATTTTTCGGGACGCAGATCATGTTCTGCGGTCAAAGCATTTTCGGAAAGACGAACATTACTGGTACTTCACGGATTTGGGGTTGAAGCGGTTCATGAAGTACCATGGATTTGACTGTGTCGAGCAGAATGCGATGGAGACCGTTTTAGGTCGGGAAGACATAGGGTCTTACGTTTTCAGGAGAAAAGCATGAAGATCATTTCCCCGCCGTCTGAAGTGCTGACTGTTGCAGAGGTTGCGGATCATTTGCGTATCGGAGACAGTCCATATCCTGATGAGACCTTGCTTGAAGACCTTATCATTGCAGCGCGTCAGTGGGCGGAGGACTACCTCCGTCGTGCCATCGGAGAGCAAACGCTGGAAGACGCGTTCGCTTCTTTCGCGGCCATCAGGCTACGCCCTCCGGTCGCTTCCATCGACAGCATCTACTACAAAATCAGTGGCGTTTCTACGCTGCTCGCTGCGAGCACGTACGACCTCATGGACGACCCCGACAAGGGCGGAGTACGCCTTGCGTATGGGCAGTCGTGGCCGTCTGTCGACCCCGTCGAGGATGCCGTAGTCGTGCGTTACACGGCGGGATACGTGACAGGGAGCCCGAACACGCTACCCGGCCCGATCCGTTCTGCGATGCTGCTCGTTATCGGTGACCTGTACGAGAACCGAGAAGCTCAGATTCTCGGTACCATAGTCACGGAGAACAAAACCGTGGAGCGTTTGGTTTCGACGTACCGTCTGGAGATGGGGATATGAGATCCGGTAAGCTAGACCGTCGGATCACGCTGCAGACGCTGACCATTTCGCGAGACGGTTATGGCGCAACGATCGAAACATGGACAGACTTGGACACGGTCTGGGCGGAAGTAGTCCCGCTGAAGGGAACAGAGTATTTTGCAGCAGCGCAGATCGTGGTGGAGGAACAACTGAAGTTTCGTATCCGTTATCGCAGTGACCTTACCGAGAAGGTTCGGATTACTTATAACGGTCAGACATACGATGTTCAGAATATCACGGAGATCGGCCGTCGGCAAGGTCTGGAGCTATTGGGCAAGCGACCATGATAGAGGTTAAAGTAGAAGGCATGGAAGCTCTTAAAAGAGAATTCGCCAAGCTACCGCAAGAGCTACACGCAAAGGCGCTTAGACTGGCTGTCAATGCTGCGGCGGGAGTGGTGCGGAAACAGGCGATGACGACTGCCCCGGTGGATACGAGGGTATTGCGCAAAGCCATATACCAGACTCGCAGTCGCAGTGAGTCGAGTGCTTCCCAGGAAACCGCGATTGTCGGAATACGCTTCGGCAAGAAGTATCGGCGTCGCGGGATGGACGCATGGTATTGGAAGTTCATCGAGTTCGGAACGTCCAAGTTATCCGCGCGTCCTTTTCTGCGCCCCGCTTTTGAGAGCACAAAATCGAAGCAGGTCGATGCCATCGTGGCGCGACTGCGCAAATTCTTTTTGAGGTATCGCGGGTGAAAGAGAACGATATCTACACTGCCTTGGCTTCAGGGTCTCCCTTGCCGACATCGGCGGGGGTACGCGTCTATCCCGTACTGATGCCGCAGGGCGTGACGATGCCAGCGATTCGGTATCAGCGCGTTGGCGTGGTGCCGACATCGTCGCTGGATGGGGACAGCGGCAAGGATCTTGTTCGGTTTCAGATCGACTGTTTTGCAGGGACGTACGCAGCGGTGAAGGCTCTTGCCGTTGAAGTCCGTGCAGCGCTGACGGCGATCGGAGCGCTATTCGTCAGTGACATTGACGGGTATGAGGACGATACGAAACTGTATCGGGAGACGTTGGACTATTCTATCTGGACTGACTAGGAGGTACTGCAATGAGCGAAGCAATCGAAGCACAAGGATGTGAAATCAAGCGGGGTGGCGGCGGGTCTCCCGAGACCTTTACTACCATTCCGGAAATCAAGTCGTTTTCCGGCCCCGGCGGTTCGGCGTCCATTTTGGACGTTACGAGCCTTCAATCCACGGCGAAGGAGAAGCGCGTCGGCCTGAAGGACGAAGGGCAGCTTTCGCTGACGATCAACTACAACCCGGACAATACTGTCCATGCGGGTTTGCGTACCGACCGCTCGAACCGCACGCTGCGCAACTTCCAGATCGTCTTCACTGACGGGTCTCCTGCCACGACATGGAGCTTCTCCGCATATGTCTCCGGCTTCTCGGTACAAGGTGCGGTCGACGCAATCGTGGAAGCGACTGTGACGCTGGAAATCTCTGGCGATATCACCGAGTCATGAACACTCCTCTGACACGTGATGCCATTCTGGCCGTCCCTGACCTCCAGACGGAAGTCGTGGACGTGCTGGAATGGGGCGGCAGCGTTATCGTCGGCACCATGACCGGGGCAGTGCGCGACGCGTGGGAGCGGTCTCTCGTTGATGCGAAGGGCAAGGTGAATATGGAGAACATCCGTGCTCGTCTTGTCGCTTGTACCGTCCTTGACGAGAACGGGGTGCGCATGTTCTCCGATACAGACATTGCGGCGCTCGGCAACAAGTCTGCCGCCGCGCTGGATCGGTGCGCGAAAGTGGCGCAGCGCCTCAATGGTTTGACCGCAGACGATCTGGAGACGGCAAAGGGAAACTGAGAGCGCGCCCCGAGAGGCGGTTTTACTTTCGGCTGGCGCGCGAACTCAGGATGACAGTGGCTCAGCTACTCCACGGCATCAGCAGTACGGAGCTCACGGAATGGCAAGCGTTCTTCTTACTGGAAAGCGAACCGCCAAAGCAAACCGCTGCAGACCTCCGTGCGTCCTTCGGGCATCTGGTGAAGAGGAAAGCTAAATGAGTTCCCTCGGCAGTCTTGTCGTATCCATCACAGCGAACACTGCGCGGTTCGCTTCCGACATGGGCAAGGCCGCGCATATCGCGGCGCAGAACATGGAGAAGATGCGCAAGGATGCAGAGCAGGTCGGCAAGGCGATCGGAGCAATGTTCGCTGTCGGTGCATCCGCATCGGTCTATCTAGTCAAGCAATCGTTGGACTCCGCCGACGCAATGCTCAAGATGTCTCAGTCTGCCGGCATTGGGATAGAGAAGCTCACCGGCTTTGCGTATGCCGCACGTCTCTCGGGGTTAGAGGCGGACACTTTCGGAACGTCGGCAGTACGCTTGACCAAGGGCATCAGTGATGCTGCGATGGGCACCGGCGAAGCGCTTCGTGCATTCAGTGCTCTCGGGATGAACGTCAAAGACGCTTCAGGTAAGTTGAAGTCCGCAGATACGGTGATGACCGAGGTCGCCGCCAAGTTCTCCAAGATGGAGGATGGCGCGGAAAAGACTGCGCTCGCTATTGCGCTGTTCGGGAGAGCAGGAGCGCAGATGATTCCGTTCTTGAATCTCGGCGCGGATGGTCTTGCCAAGATGCACGCCGAAGCCAAAGCACTTGGTCTTGTTTTGGACAAGGATACAGGGGAAGCGGCAGAGCGCTTTAACGACAACCTGACGCGGCTCAATGCCGTGAAGGAAGGGTTCGCTAATCAGATCATGCGAGCCATGCTTCCGTCGCTTGAAGGTCTCAGTCGTTGGCTCTTTGAGTCCACAAAGAATTCGGACGGCCTCAGCAAAGCGGCAACCATCGTAGCGGGGTCACTGAAGACGCTGATGTCTGCGGGGGTTATAGTCGCAGGGGTGTTCAAGACCCTCGGCGAATCCCTCGGCGGCATCGCGGCAACATTGGTCGCGTTGTTCTCTGGCCGCTTCAAGGAAGCGTTCAACATCTACATGGACAGCACTGCGGATTTCGCCACGAACATACGCGGAACCGTCGGTGCGGTCACGGCTATCTGGGATGAAGCCGCGACACAGACCGCTGCGAACGCTCCCGCGAATGGAGACAAGCTGGCAGCACCAGTGATGCACGCGACAAAGAAAGTGAAGAAGGGGGTAGACGACCAGATCACGCAGATGCGCAAGCTCGGCGCGGCATACGCCAGTGTCTTTACCGCATCGTCAAAGCGGGTCAGCACTCTAGAGGAGCAGATTGCCAAAGGGCGAGAACTTACTCAGTCCGAGCAAACGTTGCTTGAGATCGAGAAGCAGTTCCCGGCTGAGTGGATTGCATCTCTTCGTCTGTTGCTCGAACGTGCCGATGCGCTGGAAAAGCAACGGGCGACACAGCAACGGATAAACGAACTGATCGCAGCGACTCCGACCGCGCAGCTCGAAAAGCAGCGGGAGGAGATGATCATGTTGGCGGAGGTCTATGAGAAAACCGGCATGAGCGCTGAGAAGTATTACGAGATTGTAACGGAGGCGCTTCCGAAGCTCAAGAAACCGCTTGACGAAATGACGGAATTCGCCAAACAAGCCGCACGCAACATGCAGGATGCGATGGGGGATTTCTTCTTCGACGCCATGGAGGGCAAGCTCAGTGATCTTGCCGGGAACTTCACGAAGACGATCAACCGTATGGTGGCGAATCTGCTCGCCAGTCAGCTCATGAACTACCTTACGGGTGACTTCGGCAGTACGGGTCAAATGGGTGGAGCGATCGGAAGCATTTTCGGCAGCTTGTTCGGTGGGTCTCGCGCTATCGGCGGCCCTGTCAGTGCGGGATCTGCGTATCGTGTCGGCGAGTTCGGGGAGGAGGTCTTTATTCCGCAGACCAGCGGAACGGTTGTTCCCACAGACCGTGCGTCATCGCGCAGCGTGATCATCACAAATAACTTCACGATCAGTCAGCCGACAGACCGGCGGACGCAGGAACAGATCGCATCACTGGCAGGGGCGTCTATCCAGACGGCAATGTCAAGGGGGTCGTAATGCCATTCATAGAAACGCGGTTCCCGGTAGATATCAGCTACGGCGTGGTCGGTGGCCCCGGTTTCAAGACAGATGTCGTCGTGGTCAATTCCGGGTTCGAGCAGCGGAACGCAGTGTGGGAAGACTCCCGTTGTATGTGGGATGCAGCGCATGGGCTAAAGACACAAGATCAGCTCGACACGTTGATCGCCTTCTTCCGCGTGATGAAAGGCCGCGCCAATGGATTTCGCTTCAAAGACTGGACAGACTTCTCGGTCGGCTCGGGGGAGGGGATCTTCCGTCCTCTTTCGGGTACTACGTTTCAGATGGTGAGACGCTATACCACGGCAGGGAACAACCAAGATCGTGATATTTCCAAGCCGGTCAGCGGTACTATCGTCGTGACGGGGGGCACCGGTGTTTCAGTCAATTACACTACGGGTGTCGTCACTGTTACCAGCGGCACGCCGACCGCTTGGACAGGGGAATTTGATGTTCCCGCACGTTTTGACACAGACCAGATGAAGGTGAGTATCGAAGACTATAACGCTTATACGTGGGGGCAGATTCCCGTTTTGGAGATTCGGGTATGAGGACGGTCAGCGCAAACCTGAAAGCACATCTACAGGGGGAGCATCTCACCATCTGTACGTTCTGGAAGATTACCCGTACAGATTCGCAAGTATTCGGCTTCACCGATAACTCGCGGGATGTGACGTACGACAGCGTTCTCTACGAGGCCGCAACAGGGCACGCCCCGAGCAGCATCAAGACCACATCTGATCTCGGCGTCGACAATCTGGAAGTTGAGTCTATCCTGGATTCCAGTACGATCACAGAAGCAGATCTTCAGGCTGGACTATGGGATTACGCTACCGTGGAAATCATGGTGGTTAATTACAAATCCCTCGCTGACGGCCATATGATGCTGCGCAAAGGGTGGGTCGGCAACGTCAAAACGGGACGGTCTAATTTCGTTGCCGAGCTTCGCGGCATGATGCAACCGTTACAGCAAACCATCGGCAGGGTATATACCCCGGCATGCGATGCGGCTCTCGGAGATGCTCGCTGCGGGGTCAACATCGGCAGCTATACCGTAACGGGCAGCGTAACTACGCCGACCAGCGGTCGCGTCTTTACGGACTCCGCACGTACCGAGGCGAACGACTACTTTGCCGGGGGACTGATTACTTGGACGTCTGGGGATAATGACACGTACCAGATGGAGGTCAAAAGCTCTACATCTGTCGGGGTGATCACGTTGCAACAGGCGATGCCGAGCGGCACCACGATCGGTGACACGTACAGCTTGTCAGCGGGGTGCAACAAGCTACTGACAACCTGCCGAGACAAGTTCAACAATGTCGTCAACTTCCGGGGATTCCCTCATGTTCCCGGCTCAGACAAAGTGATTGCAGGAAGATGAAAGACTACGTCATCGTCGCACGTGGATATCTCGGCACTCCTTTCCGTCATCAGGCGCGACTGCCCGGTATTGGTTTGGACTGTGCCGGATTGATCGTCTGCGCATTGCAGGAAATTGATTACCCTGTCGAGGACGTCCGTGCGTACGGCCGCATTCCCGCCAATGGGCTTTTTGTCAGGATGGTCGAGCGGCACTGTGACCATATCGCCATTGCTGATTTGCGGCACGGCGACTTAATGATGTTCGCCTTCCGCGGCGAGCCGCAGCACTTGGCGATCTATACCGCCGAGGGCACGATCATCCACGCATATCAAGAAGTCCGGAAGGTCGTCGAACATGACTTTGACGGCATCTGGCGCGAACGCTTGCGCGGTTGTTTCCGTCTCAGGGAGATCGGGTAAATGGCTTCCCTCGTTCTTGGTGCGGTCGGCGCGGCTGTCGGTGCGGGGATCGGTGGTACCTTCCTTGGCATGTCCGCGGTCTCGCTTGGATGGAGCATCGGCTCCACCCTTGGCAGCATGCTCTTCAGCAACAAGGCAAAAGGCCAGGACATCTTGCAGGAAGGGTCGCGCCTCGGCGACCTCAAGGTGCAGACCTCCACTTATGGCAATCCCCTTCCAATTTTCTACGGCAGCATGCGCGCGGCTGGAAACGTTATTTGGTCGACCGACATCGTCGAGACCCGGCATACCAGCACGCAATCCTCCGGCGGCGGCGGCAAGGGTGGCGGCGGTGGGGGCGGCGGCAGTACAGTTACGACGATCACCTACACCTATTCACAATCCTTCGCGGTGGCGATCGGCGAAGGCCCGATCACAGGCATCCGCAAAATCTGGGCGAACGGGAAGCTGATCTACAACCTGTCGGATTCCGCATCGCTTGCCACCATCGCCGCGAGCACGGCGGCAGTCAGCGGCATCCGCGTCTATACCGGCTCGGAATCGCAGACCGCCGACAGCCTGATCCAGGCCAACGTCGGCGCGGCGAATGCCCCGGCCTATCGCGGCACGGCCTACGTCGTGTTCAGCAGCCTGCAACTCGCCGACTACGGCAACCGGATGCCGAACGTCGAGTTCGAGGTCGTGGTGGCTGGGAATGTAGCGGAATTGGCAACGTCCGATTTGACGCTTCCGTCTTCCAGTGATTGGGTGGCGTCGGCGTTTGGGAATGGGATGTTTCTTGTATTGAACAAGGGCCTTGCCGGTTTTCCGACGCCGGTTATCTCTCTGCGTTCTTATGACGCAGGTGCTAACTGGTCGTCATCACTGACGAACATGTCTTATTCTGTCTATCACTGCATTTTCGTATCGGGATTATTTTACGCAGGTACATCGACGGGGGTCTGGCGTAGTGCGGACGGGATCACATGGGCACAAGTCAAGTCCGGGATTACAGCAACAGCGCTAGCCTATGGTGATGGAATCATTTATGCGACCGCAAACGGATCAAGCGTTGTTTGGGCTTCCGGCGATGGATTGAACTGGGTTGCTTTCTCAATCAGCGGCACCAACGCTTCATGGTTTGGCGTTGCCGCTGGGAATGGGATCGTTGTCGTAACTGCCAATGGCTCTAGCGCGGTTGCGCGCATTGCCTCTAACTGGCAGCCAATCACCATCGCATCATTGACAGGATACTTGCGGGTAGCTTACGGCAACGGCTTGTTTGTCGCAGCCGGTGGGAACGGCATGGCATATTCGACGGATGGAATTAATTGGACTGCCGGCGCTTCAGTCCCTGCTTCCGATCCGCAAAATGCTGTTTTTGGTGGAGGCAGCTTTGCCATCGTTGCCGGGGACAAAGTGTACGTCACGTCTGACGGCATTACGGTTGTCTCGCATATAGAGACTGGACGGGTGTTTACTGGCCTATCCTATGGTGGCGGCATTTTCATTTCTCCAGCAGACAGTAGCACTTACGCTATAGGGTTCCTCCCCGCCCCCGTCATCAGCAGCGTCGCTGCGCCGCAATGCTCCACCATCGTTTCGGATATTTGCGAACGCACAGGGCTGACTACCAGTCAGATCAATGTCGCCGCATTGACTGACGAGGTGCATGGCTACGTCGTGCAGCGCTCGTCCGCGCGCTCGCAGATCGAGCAGTTGATGCGCGCCTTCTATTTTGATGCTGTCGAATCCAGTGGCAAGGTGAAGTTTGTCAAGCGTGGATCATCCTCGGCGCTCACAATTCCAGAAGACGATCTTGCGGCGCACGAGTACGGCTCCTCCCTGCCTGACACGGCGGTGATAGACCGCAAGCAAGAGATGGAACTCCCGCTGGAAACAGACATCCAATACCTTGACACTGGTGCGGCTTACCAAGTCGGTGCGCAGTACTCGCAGCGCCTCACCACTGAGAGCGAAAACAAGATCTCGTTGAACTTCGCCATTGCCATGAGCGCGATCAAGGCGAAGGAGATCGCTGACGTATTGATGTACGACGCATGGACAGGGCGGACACAGTTCAGTTTTCAGACAGGGTGGAAATATTCCTACCTCGAACCGACCGATGTGTTCAGCATCGTTAAGGATGGACGCACATACGTCATTCGCCTCCAAGATGAAAACGTCAGCGTCATCAGCGCACGTCGCGCCGTGCTGGAAGACCCTTCTGTCTATACACAGTCAGGTGCAGCGGCGGAGATCATCGCGCCCGACGAGGATGTTGCGCTGACGCCGCTGACCAAGCTGATGTTGATGGACATCCCGCTCTTGCGCGATCAGGACGATGGCGTCGGCTTCTATGCCGCTGCATGCGGCTATGGTGCGGGGTGGTACGGAGCGCAAGCATACAAGTCCTCTGACGCTGGAGCAACGTGGGGCAGCTTTGGTCAGGGTTTCTTGAACGACGTAACGATGGGTTCAGCGACGAACGCCCTTGGCGATTTCACACGAAACGAGTTTGACGAAAAGAACAGTGTCACCGTTGTTCTCGTCAATGGCGAGCTCTCCAGCGATACCGAACTGAACGTGCTCAATGGGGCGAACGCCGCGTTGCTCGGCAGTGAGATCATCCAGTTCAAAACGGCGACACTTATCGCGGCTGACACATACACCCTCACAGGTCTTCTCCGGGGTCGTAGGGGCACGGAATGGGCAACGGCAACCCATGCGGCGGGGGATCGCTTTGTGCTGCTCGACGCCCTCTCTACGTATATTCTGGAAGGGTCTAGCACGGAATACGACCTAGAGCGGCATTACCGGGGGGCGTCATTCGGCGGCTTCCTCGACGAGGCAGAGACTGTTGCTTTTACCAATACCGCCGTTGCGCAGATGCCTTTTTCTCCTGTCTTGCTTGGCGGTGGGCGCAACGCGGCGGGAGATATCATCCTTAATTGGACGCGACGGACTCGCATCAGCGGGGGGTGGAACAGCTACGCGGACGTCCCGCTTGGCGAGGCAAGTGAGATCTACACGGTAGAGATCTACAGCAATTCGGGATACGGAACCGTTTTGCGCACGATCACGGGTCTCACGTCTCCGACCACGGCCTACACTGCCGCGCAGCAGACAACTGACTTCGGCTCGCCACAATCGACTATATACTGGAAGGCATATCAAGTATCGTCAGTGGTGGGGACTGGATATGAAGCGAGAGGAGTAACCTAATGGCGGATAGTACGACCAATCTGGACACGATCAGTAGCAGTCAGGCGCAGAAGGAGGTCACCGCCAACGCGATGTTTGACGCGGCGTCTCCCGCCATGCTCTACGGTCGTCGCGCCAGTACCACCAGCGCGCTGACGTGGGGGTACTACGGCGGCAGAGTCCTCATCTCCAACGTTCCTACGGCCATCGTCAACGGCACGGTCGCCCTGACTGCCAGTCAGACAAACTACGTTATCGCTGCGAGAGCTACCGGAGCAGTGTCTGTCTCAACCGTCACGACTAATTGGAACGACAGCACAAACTACATTCGCCTCTACCAGATCGTCGCAGGGGCATCCAGCATTACCAGCTACACCGATCATCGCGCATGGGTCAATGTGACTCTAGGCGGGGGCAGTGGGGATGTCGCTACCGATGCGATCTGGGATGCCAAGGGCGATCTCGCAGTCGGCACTGGCGCGAACACTGCCGCTCGCCTTGCCGTTGGAACAAACGGTCAAGCGCTCGTCGCGGATAGCGCCGAAGCGACTGGCGTGAAATGGGCAACGCCAGCGGGAGGCGGCGATGTGGTCGGCCCGGCATCGGCTACGAACAACAGTCTTGCGCGGTTCGACGGTACGACCGGCAAACTACTGAAGGACGGTGCCGTAATCGGAACGGATGTCCAAGCCTATGACGCTACACTCCTGAACGCTGCGGATATTGGCGTTAGCGTTCAAGCCTACGACGCAGACCTATCAACCCTAGCAGGGCTGACCACAACTACGGATAACTTCATTCAATCGAAGGCTAGTGCATGGGCGTCGCGCACTCCGACACAGGTCACGGCTGATTTGATCCCCTTTGTGGGGGACTCTGGTTCGGGTGGGTCTAAAGGTCTCGTTCCTACCCCGGCTATAGGCGACGCCACGAAAGTCTTAAAGGGAGATGGGACATGGGGGAGCGTATCGGGCGATGTCGCTACCGATGCGATCTGGGATGCCAAGGGCGATCTCGCAGTCGGCACTGGCGCAAACACTGCCGCTCGCCTTGCCGTTGGAACAAACGGTCAAGCGCTCGTCGCGGATAGCGCCGAAGCGACTGGCGTGAAATGGGCAACGCCAGCGGGAGGCGGCGACTTCATGGCGGATGGCAGCGTGCCGATGACAGGGCCGCTTGTAGCTACTACCATCGAACTCGGCCATGCCTCTGATACCACGCTTGCTCGCGTATCTGCCGGTGTCGTCTCGGTTGAGGGATCGAACGTCATCTTGGCGTCCGGCGGCAACCTAACAGGCGGGATCAACTCCGCCCGTGGAAACATCACGCAACACGCGACGACGATGGACTTCTTCGCGGTCACGTCGCCGGATATTCTGGATGGGACGGGTTCTGCTGTGACGATCACTGCTTGCGTGAATGCACCGCAGGCCGGAGCAACGCGGAAGTTCTACCCCATTGTCGCAACAGTTCTGACTCATGGCGCGACGTTCGATATTGCAGGTAACGCAAACCTCACGGCTGCCGCTGGCGATTGCTGGATCATCGAGGCAAAGACGGTATCGACGTATCGCGTTACTGCGGTGAAGGAGGATGGGACGGCGGTTGTGGGCGGCTCTGTACAAATCCAGCCAATCAGCGCATCGGTCGGAGCAAGCGCTCTGACCATCAGCGCATCGGCCTTGTCGCTCGATTTCCGTTCGGCTACGCTGACCAGTGGAGCGGTGACAACGGTTAGCGGTACTCCGGCGAATCTTGTCATCAGTAGCGGCTCGACACTCGGCACGGTCAATGCGGTTCAGTCTCGCATTGCTGTCCTTGCATTGAACAACGCCGGCACGATCGAACTGGCTGCGGTGAATATCGCAGGCGGTAACGACCTGTCGGAAACAGGGCTTATCAGCACCACGGCAGAAGGCGGCACAGGCGCGGCGGATACCGCGAATGTCATCTACTCGACCACTGCGCGGACGAACGTCGCCTACCGCGTCATTGGCTACATCGAATCCACGCAGGCAACGGCAGGAACGTGGGCCACTACGCCAAGCACGATTCAGGGTGCGGGCGGGAACGCAGTCACGGCAATGTCGTCGCTCGGGTATGGACAGACATGGCAGAACATGACAGGAAGTAGGTCGAAGTCGACAACATACTACAACACAACCGGAAAGCCGATTTGCGTCAGCATTAAGGTGTCACAGGCCGGCCCGGGCGAGGAATGCTATCTCACGATAAATGGCCAGGAGATGTGCAGAAACGCTGCCGTAGGAGCGGGATCAAAGCTTACCGTGTCGGGCATAGTCCCCCCCTTTGCATCATACAGGATCGATCAAAACGGGACTACAACCCTCAGCCTGTGGGCTGAACTTCGCTGAAAGGGGAAAACCATGCCGTACTACGTCGACGCCGAAAACAAGCTGCATTGGATCGAAGGAGAGGCTTTTGAGCATCTGCTTCCTGTCGGGAGCGCCAAGATAACAGATGAAGAAGCATCTTCCGTTCTGACGACTATGGAAGTGTTAGCGCATGAATCCCGCAGATCAGTGGACGCTATCGCAAAACTCCGCGAAATTGACATAGATAGTATCCGGTTGCTGCGCGAGTACGTTGCCGCACAAACCGATGCGCCGCAGGCTATAAAAGACAAGGAAGCCGAGGCAGTGGCGGAGAGGAGCAAATTAAAATGAACGACCGCGAAAAAGCAATAGCGGCTGGCGGCATCGTACTGGTATGGGGAGCGATGGCGGCAATGGGCCTTACGCCTGTCGAACAGTTCGTGCAGGTCATGCGCGATCTGCTGATCGGCCTCGGGGTATTCTCTGCCGCGCTGGCGAATCCGAAGGAATGATGTGACTATCTACTACCGCGCCGGTTACAAATACCAGCTTGCCGAAAGCTACTCGGTACAAACGCCCATCAAGCCATCAGCGCCGGTCAAGCATGAATTCTTCACGCTAACCAAAACCGGCAAGTTGTGGATCAAGCGAGGCTACGCGTGGGATGGTGCTTCCGGCCCGACGTTCGATACCAAATCCTCCATGCGCCCTTCACTGGTGCATGACGTGTTCTGCCAGATTATGCAAACCGGCAAGCTCGACTACGATCTGTGGCAAGACAAGGTGAATGAACTGTTCAAACAACAGTGCATCGAGGACGGAATGTGGCCGCCAAGGGCTTGGATTTGGTATCAGGCAGTCGAATTCGCCAATGCCGGACACCCGGATCAGCCGGATTCAAACCCAATACAGGAGGCACCGTAATGCCTGAAGTCGAACGCAGAATGAAAGATCACGAAGCTCACGCGCGTATCGACCGCATCGAGTCTGTTGTTGAAAAGCATTTTGAGGATCATGCCAGATTCGAAACAGCGCTAGAAGCAAACACTGCGCTGACCCAAACTATCGCCGACAACACCAGCGAGCTTGTCATGCTCGTCAAGGGCGCGAAGATCGGTAGACGGTTTCTGGTCTGGATCACACCTATCATCGTTGCGGCGATCGCAATGTGGGAATGGATGCGCAAATGACCCCACACTTTCAAGCCGCTGAACTTGAGTGCAAGTGTGGGTGTGGCATGCTCCTCGCGCAAGACTTCATGGACAAGGTAGAGGGTCTACGGGTCGCCTACGGTCGGCCGCTGCGGATCAGTAGCGCCGCGCGTTGCCCCGAACACAATGCCAAGGTCAGCGGGACAGGACGTACAGGGCCGCATACGACCGGCAGAGCGATAGACTTGGCAGTGTCGCATGCCGAAGCATGGCACGTGCTGTCGCTGGTGATGCGTTATGGCTTCACGGGAATAGGAGTACAGCAGAAAGGCTCGGGCAGGTTCATCCATCTGGACGACTTGCCGAACGCGGAGGGGCAACCGAGACCAACAGTATGGAGCTACTAGCGCCGCAGAACACGGCAAGGTGGGACAACCGGGGGCGCAATGCCCCCGACCGTTTTTAGGACAACAGACTTTCGACTTCCTTGGCTTCTATCCGCAAAAGCCGAGCGGCTTCCGGGAAATAGTCACCGTACTTCATGATCCAACAGCGCCGTGCTTCGGTAACGCCGCCTTGTTCCACGCAGTACCAAACGTCGTCACCGTCGTAGCTGACAAGCCGCTTACCTGAGAGCTCTCCCACCTTTACCCGCAGGGCAGGGGCGTACAGGGGTGGGAATGCCCCCACTGGCAGGTCTTGCCCCCCGGTAGTACGGCGGGGGCGGGGCGGCGGGGCATCTAACAGGCTATAGTCCCGCCCCTCGACGGCCTTCTCGACAGCCGGGGCGGGGGTACCCCGCTTTGCCGCTAAGGGGAATGCCCACGGTAGGACAGGCTTTTTCATTCGGCAGGAAGGACCCCGGCGCTGAGCGTGGCCGCGAGAGCAAGGATCGTGAGCTTATGGGTACGCCAGAATGAGAGCGCATTCCGGTCCATGCGCGAGATGGTCTCGTCCGAAAACTTTTCCCAGAAGGAAAATTTATGATTCTGGCAACCGATTTGAAGATGGGTCTCCGAGAAAGCGATCGACCAGCTTAAACCGTTCAGTGCGATCAGAGAAGAACTTTCTGGTCCAGACCATTGAAGGACACCTCTGCAGTCCGTGCAGTCCGTGCAGCGCATGCAGTCCGTGCAGCCCGTGCAGCCCGTGCAGCGCGCGCAGCCCGTGCAGTCCGTGCAGCGCATGCAGTCCGTGCAGCGCATGCAGCCCGTGCAGTCCGTGCAGTCCGTGCAGCGCATGCAGTCCGTGCAGCGCATGCAGCCCGTGCAGCGCATGCAGCGCATGCAGTCCGTGCAGCGCACGCAGTCCGTGCAGTCCGTGCAGTCCGTGCAGCGCATGCAGCCCGTGCAGCGCATGCAGCCCGTGCAGTCCGTGCAGTCCGTGCAGCGCGTGCAGTCCGTGCAGCGCACGCAGTCCGTGCAGTCCGTGCAGTCCGTGCAGCGCATGCAGTCCGTGCAGCGCACGCAGTCCGTGCAGTCCGTGCAGTCCGTGCAATACGCGGCATCCATCGCAGCGGCTTGCGCGTCTGCGAGTTCTTGGGAAAGGTAAGAAACGCCGATGTTTCCCTTAGAAGTCTTGACAGATTCGTATCTTTTCATTTGGGATCTCCTTGGCAAAGGCGACGCAAGTCGCGGTGGATGTTGTCTAGCGCACGGCGGTCGGACGGAGTATCGCTGACCGTAGTACAGCGGCCGGAAGGATGCTTCACCTTCCAGTGTCGCTTGCCCCGAACCATGACCAGACCGTGCTCCAGAATGAACGGAGCCAGCAAATCGCGTAGGGTTTTGTTCATATTAGACCCCATGCGTGAGGCGCGATTTGCCGGTATAGTTCAAACGGTGGATAGCGATGCGTCCAGGTAGCATCCCCCCGAAGGTGAAAGGCATACGCTGAAAGAAACATGAACTCAGCGCTCGAGAAATGGCTGAACTCACGAACGAGATTGACCGGCGGTTCAACGGGAATAGCGTTCGTCAGTGCCGGAGGTAATACAGAGATCAAGCCAGTATGGAACGCTTGCTCCAGCGGATGTCGCTCGCGCAGCGGGTAGCGGAAAGCGTACTCGTTGCAGAGCTCCTTGCCCGTGCGCTGCATCCATGAGTAGGACGAACGAGAGGATCCTGCGTACAGGCACCACGCAGTCAGCGCAGAACTGCCGTCACCGTGGAGGCCGCGTTGCTGGATATGCTTGCTGCGGTACGCGGCATGGACAGCGGTCAAGACCTCGTATGCCGTGCGGATCAGTCGGCTCAGGTCTTGGTCGCAGGGAACCTGCGCCGCGATGATCGGCACTGGATGGAAGTAGTAGAAGAGCGGGTCAGTCATGGCGTACTCCTTTGAGGTTATTACGGTGACTGAGATGGCTACAGTCCGTGCAGTCCGTGCAGTCCATGCAGCGCACGCAGTCCGTGCAGTCCGTGCAGTCCGTGCAGCGCATGCAGCGCATGCAGTCCGTGCAGTCCATGCAGCGCACGCAGTCCGTGCAGTCCGTGCAGTCCGTGCAGCGCATGCAGCCCGTGCAGCGCATGCAGCCCGTGCAGTCCGTGCAATACGCGGCATCCATCGCAGCGGCTTGCGCGTCTGCGAGTTCTTGGGAAAGGTAAGAAACGCCGATGTTTCCCTTAGAAGTCTTGACAGATTCGTATCTTTTCATGTTATTCTCCTTCACGGCCGAGATAGTCGAGGTTGAACCACGTCCCCCGGTCAGTCAGGGTCATGCAACCCATGTCACCGCCGAAGCAGTATTGGTGCTCATGATCGTTCCAGAAAAACTCACGCTGGACGGGCAGGTCTTTCGGCTTGCCCAGACGCGTCAGCATTCGGTTCGCTTTCGCGCAGATCTCATCAGCGTGCGTTTTGTCGCGAGCTACGGGCAGTTCAATCCAGATCTGGTCTTTCGTTTCCATGTTATTCTCCTAGTGGTTACAGGGTCGAGGCAGAATGCCTCCCGCTACCCCCGCAGTAGCGCAGGGGTAACAGGCGGAACTCAGGTGAGCAGCGCTTCCTCGTATCGCTTGCGGAACCCCTTGTCCAGTTTCGTGGCAACCTGTTCAGCCAAGTCCCACAATTCCAGATTCAGTTCCACGTCGCGCTTGACGCGGGTGATCCCTTTCGTATGAACAGCACGACCGTTCGCGCTCTGGTATGCCATGCCCCCGCGCATGATGTTCTCCTGTACGCGGTTGAAGACGTTCCAGATATTGTCGGCTTCGTCCGCCGCACGACGGGGCACCAGCAACGGGAGCGGCTCCTTGGCGAGTTGATGGTCTTCGCCATAGGCCAGTGCAGCGGCATTCCCGGCGAAGGGCGCGAGCCATGCTTGCGGAACCTTGATGCCCTGCATCGCCTTCACCTTGTCGGCGAGCAGTGCTGTCTCCTTGATAATGGTGTAGCTCCCCTCAATGACGCTGCTCACGTCACCGAGGTGACGGGTTTGCACCATGTTTTGACGACCCGCGCCGGTGACCAGTCCGTTGGAGCAGACCAGACGATACAGACCACCGAACATCTCGAACCGGACAGCGCCATTGTGGCCGTTGACGATGCCAACTTCAGGGAACACTTCGCCGAGAAGGGCTTTGGCGCCGTTACGACGGAAACGGATCATGTGACGCGTGGCCAGCACGTCCTCTTCGGTGCGAGCGCGATTCTGCATGGCGCGCACCGGGACAAACCCTTCCTTCAGCATGCGTTGCACGATCTCGGCAGTGTCGATGAACTCGTATTTGTCCGACACTCGCTCACTCGGCTCATTAGCGAAAGCGGCCGGAACCAGCTTACGCAGTTGCGCCATGGACAGGGACGCGCCGGTTTCTTTCGGCACGATAACGGCAGGAGCCGCGATCGCCTTGTTGAGGGCAGGTATCTTCTTGGCCAGAACGGTAGATGCTTTCTTGGCAGCGCGAGCAGCTTGCATCTTGGCGGCGAAATCGGCTTTTTGCTTGGCAGTCATTTGCTTTTTGGCAGTCATGTCAGATCTCCTTTTTCAGTTCACGATTTGCAACGGTAAGCTGGATGCCGTTCGGCAAGCGAACAAGGCTCCACTTGCCGATCTTGCGGACGACGATGACGACGTTGCCTTCCCAGCGCACGATAGGCTCGGTCGGCTTCTTGGTTCGTTCTGCCAGAGTCATATGGTTCTCCTAGTGGTTACGGGTTATCGGCGGAATGCCTCCCGCTACCCCCGCAGTGACGCAGGGGCAACAGGCGGGATTCTTACCAGTATTGGTTTGTTGCGTTGCAGTTCGTGGCGCGAGCGAGCATGTTGCGTCCCGTGCTCTTCGCGTCTTCCTTGTCGTCGGTACAATAGTCCGCGACAATCCTGTTATTGAATTTGCATCGAATGACAGCGACGTATTCTTGCCACTCGCTGTCGCGATACACTTTTAGTTCGTGAGTGTTTGTGAAATCACTGTCAATGATTTTGCGTGCCATGATGTTCTCCTATGTTGTCGTTGTCGGCGGGGGTCGCCGTTGCTGCATCCCGCATTGCACGAGACGCAGTCGTTGCGATCCTTCATCCTGTTGTTTGTTCCCGAGACAGTGTCATACTCGGGGCACCGTTCCTGCTCGCCGCTTGCTTGTTCCACGTTGCTGGCTCCCGCCATGACGTGCGCTGCTAGTCGGCTTGCTCTGGTGCGGGGCATTTTTATCGGCCTGTCCGTGGTGCTGGGAGTCCCTTGCGGCCTTGCTATATGAGTCACTATACACTTTTAAGCGTATAAGGCAAGAACCTTCTTTTAATGCAAAGCGCATAAAAAAGCTGGGACGCATCCCGGCCAAAATTGCTTCATTATTCAGCGGTTAGTCGCCGCTGTCGCTGCTACTGTCGCTGCTACTGTCGCTGCTACTGTCGCTGCTACCGCCGCTGTCCCACCCCCCGGATGCACCTGCTCCGCTCATTTCGCCGCCTTTGCCGCTGAAGGATTCACTTTCTTGCACGGGCAATAGAACTGGGATATCGACGGCGATCGCTGAAGGCTGATTCAGGATTGGAGAAGTAGTACCCGAAGACTGATCTTGATCGACGTACCCCTTCGCGGTCGGTTCGCCTTCGGCTTCCGCTTCCATGAGCAATGCTGTCAATTCCTTTTCAGCATAGTCATACTGCCCTACAGTTATTGCGGCGATGATATTGCATTCGCGATAACCGAGCAGGTTCCCCCGACAGAAGCCACCGGACGGCGGAGTATGACTGGTCGTTGTCCAACCAAGTGCTAACCAGTCTATTTCCTGGAACTTCTGCATGAAGTGCATCGCCTTGCGCAGATCGGTGATGCCACCCTTCTTACGCCAGCGCGAGACGTACTTGGTGATGCACCCTTTGAAGTACCCCGGCCCGTAGCACGCGGCAGCGAAATCCCAATGTTGCATCTTGTCTGAACGGTAGTGATCTCCACCGATTTGAATGTCATTAGCGGCCATGTTTCTCTCCTGTCAGTACAGCGTTGAAAAATGCAGCGGCACGATCATTGGGGTGACGCACTCGCTGCATGACGTGATCCATCCCGCGTCTCATGATCTCTCTGGCGTATGCGTTGCCCATGCACCATTCTTCCCGACACCAGAGCACGAGCTCCATCGCGTCACACCATTTGAGGACGTGCTTCTGGTACGGAGTGAGGTCGATCGCAGTGCCAAAGCGTGCGTCATACTCGGCTTCCACTTCAGTCAGTACGGCGGCAAGCTGAGGATTGTCCCACTTGGCCGGGGCGGGGATGTCGCCAGTGGCGGCTTCGCTCAGGTCGTGGTAAAGCGCAGCACGCACCAGCAGGAAGTCTGTCGGCTCTACTTCCAGCACGAGCATGGCGACCCCGTAGCTATGTTCGGCGACGGTCTGTTGCCGGGTCATTCGCGCAGTGTGAAAGCGCACCACGGCAGAGGCATCGCGCAAAGCTTGGATGCGATAGTAGCTCATGCTACGATCTCCGGTTGTCTGCGATCAATGCGCCGCTGGATCCAGTCGACGCATGCTTTGCGCCAATCTGGAACGGGGATTTCTGTAGCATACCGCCGAGCCGTGCGAAGCATTCCTGCCCGATAGCAAGCATGAGCTTGCTTCATGCAGAGTGCTGTCCGAAAAAATTCAGAATTGTAAAATACTCTTTGATAAGGAAGGTGGAACACTCTGATGTCTTCGTCCAGATCTTCGGGATACACTGCCCGATTCCAAAGTGATGGCGAATCTATGCAAAGCATATCTGACGCATACGGATCATAGACGGTAACGCCGTGGTCTGCCTTGTGTGCTTGCCAGTACGGATTGTCCTCGTAGACATGCAAGCTGTCACTGACTTGGGTGTAGCGACCGACCGCTACCCCGACCCGCATGGCAACGTATTGCAGTAGGAAGCTGAACTGAACCGCGTTCGCGCCGTATGCTCCCCAGATGGCGTCGTTGCTGCGGTTGCAGACGGTCATATGCAGCTTGCCGTCACGGATCTTGAACATCACCATGTCGTTGCAGGGGATGTCCTTGCTGTCCGTGCCGAGGTCCAGCCGGGGGTCGTAGATGGAGATCACGGCGCGACGCGTGTCCGGCTGAATTTTCAAAAGATCCACGACCCTATCCAGTTGATCCATGCCGAACGCTGACCGAAGGCGATATCCATATGCGCCATGGAACGTCGTGCCGTTGTCACTGTATTCAGCAATCCGTGGCAGGTAACGCGCCGGAGTGGCGACGTCCTGTCCGCCGTTGAGGATCCACAGCGCCTCGAAGAAATGGAAGAACGGGTTAGCGTCCCGTTCGGCGTCAAACAGGACGCATTCTTGCGGACAGTAGTAGACCGTGGCAACCGGCTCCGGGTACTCTATTACCTTCATCCCACGAGACACTCTCGGCACTCCACGTTCGCGCAGATGCAGCAATGCGAGCGGAAGCGCTTCATTGACGTTGCGTACATTCAAGACCAACATGATTTCTCCTTGTCGGCGAGGCCGGGGTACGTCGCACGCGGACGGCCCTCGCCGTTCAGTGTCCGCATGTACTTATCGAATTCGCACAGACAGTTCTGCAAGTCTTGCGCATGGATGCCGCGGATACCTTCTTTCTCCAACAACGGAAGGATTTGTCTGTGAAGATCTTGTAATGCGTTGAGCCAGTCGGCTTCCCTCCATGGATCTTTCACCGGACGACCCAGAACGCGGTTGAGGCCGCGACGACTCCCCGGCCCTGACGCCGCCCATGTATCCCAGTCCGGTGCTCCTGCGAGTGGCGAGACGTACTTGAGGTCAGCGACTACTTGCGCCGACATGAAACTGCCCATGCCGTTAAAGCGTGACAGCCGCGCATGGTACGACGCTAGGGGTTCCCCGAAGTATGGCCGCAGGGACGCACGAGAAGCCCAGAGAGGGGTCAATACGTGCTTGGCAAGGTAGTCGGCCTTGTCCATGGCGTGGCCGTTTGTGCTGACGATGTACGCCCCGCTGAACGCTTTCTTCCCTTGTGTTTGACGGTCATGCATCGCCTTGAGAAACCGCTTTGGGTTCCACGGCACCGGGTAGCCGATTTCACGCAGCGTCTCCGGCCAATTGATCAAGCGCGCGACTACCATTGCAAACCATTCGTCTTCCAATATTCCTTCAAGTGGGTCACGCCAGTTCTGCGCGATCCACTTTGTCACCGTGTCATGCTCGCGACGGACATTGCAGAAACGGTACGACTGCAGGATCAGGTCTTTCGTCCAAGGTTTCGGCTCGCCGCGTTGCCGCTTCAAGCGAATAGATTCCCGCTCCTTGATCCAGTAGATGAGTTTCTTGATCATGACAGTAGCTCCTCTCCTTCAGTCCATTTGATCATTTTGTCGACACCCTTGAACACTACCGCCGCACGCTCTGGCGAGATCATGCCGACGTGGATGCGGTCGCCGAACACTTGCGCGACGACACAGGTGGTCTGTCCCTTGGCACTGAGACGTTTGACTTCTCGCTGAAATCCGGCTTTCTCAATCGCGCGTTGCTGTCGCGCTGTTAGCTTGAGTACGAGAAACGGGTAAGACATCGTTTGCTCCTAGTGTAACGGGATGTTCAGAATAACAAGATAGTCCAGTCAAGTAAATGTGTCAATGGAGTGCAGTCAGTCCTGCGAAAACACTGCCGGGAAGACTTCTGTCTTCGGCTTGATCACCAGATCCAGAACGCCCTTGTACTCCCGGATAGCAGTGATCTCGGGATACTTGGCATGCAGGTATTCTGTTGCTTCCTTCTCGCCCTCCGCAGTGCGCGACACTTGATGCCCCCCGGGGACACTCCAGTACTTGCTATCGACGCCGAAGCTGCGGAACTTGCACACTCCACCGAAGCGCTCGTACATCAGCAACGCACGCTCGTGACTCTCCTTCCCGGCTTTGTAGTCCAGCCGCGTCTTGATGTACTGCCCCTCGTCCACCAGCAAATCGTGCAGGTTGATCAACCCGTAGAAATTGCCGACTAGGTAGATGCGACCGACAGACACTTTGTGCTTCATCTCCAGATTGGAATCCGTGGAGTTGATACCGAACATCCGCATGCCCCGAACATCCGTTGCGGCAAAGGCGGCTTCTATGAAGTCATGCATCTTGGTCGCTTTGAGCCGTTTGCCTTGCCTGTTCAGCCCTACAATCTTCTTGATGTCGTCGTCTATGAATAGTAGATGTTCTCCTTCTGGGAAATACCGCTGGATGAAGTTCCGCTGATTGGGGATACCGCGTTTTCCAACAACGACCTTGATGTCCTTCGGCAATGCAGCGCGATACGCTTTGGCCTCTGCGTTGTCGGCAACAAAAACATAGATGTCTTGTACTACGTCTGTCCGTAGCAGACATGCCAGCGTATGCGACTGGAGGATGTCCGCTCTTTTGTAAGACGGGATGATGATCTTGTAGGTCACAGCAGCAAATCCTCCGGATGGTGGTAGCGCAAGAGCGCGTTGAGCAATTGACGTTGAGTTCTTGACTTGGTCGCAATGGCGTCACGGATGGCTTCGTCCACGGTGAAGCGCATCATCAGGTAGTGAACGATCACCGGCTTTGTCTGCCCTTGTCTGTCCAGTCGTGCCACAAGCTGATCGTGCATCTCCAGAGACCACGTCTGACTATAGAAGACGAGAATGTGACCACCGTATTGCAGACCGTCGATGCCGTGGCCCCCACTCTGCGGATGGATGGCAAGACGCTTGATCTTACCCTCGCGCCACTGGCGGATCAACTCCTCCGGGTTCTTTGAATCTGCAAACACTATCACGTCCTTGAAGCGCGTGCGCAGTCGCGCCAGATCGCTCTTGAACCAGTAGGCTATCAGCACATTCTGCCCCTCAGCCTCGTCGAGAACGTCCTCGAGGGCGTCCAGCTTTGCCTCATGGACAGCGTGCCAGTTTTTGTCCGTGTCGTAGAGTGCGCCGTTAGCGAATTGCCAAAGCTTTGTCGTCATTGCAGCGGCATTGAACGCTTCTACGGCTTCACCACTTTCAAGCTCTAGAAAGAACTGCCGCTCTAACCGATCGTATTGTTCTCGCGCTCTAGCGGGAAGTTCAAGATAGATATCGTTATAGACAACAGGCGGGATCTCCCTGTAGTCTGCAGCATCCAGTCGTAATACCAGCGGCCCGATCGCGCGTTCAATGCGTTGCTGCGCTCCCCGACGGATAGAGTAGTGGTACCCCATATAGTCCAACTTCTTGAAGAACTCTTCACGGAATAGATCAAACCGATTGCCGAAGCGTTGCCCTTTGTCCAGCAAATAGATCTGCGAAAAGATGTCCATGTAGCTGTTCGGCGCGGGGGTGCCCGTCAGTTCCCAGACAAACTCAAACGAGTCGCGCACTTTCTTCAGGGATTTGAACCGCTTTGTCCGATGGGACTTGACCTTGCTGGCCTCATCCAGCACAAGACCCTTCTTGCCTGGAGGGAAGCCGCGCATCTTGCGCATCGCCGTGACGAGCCATTGAAGGTTCTCGTAATTGATCAAATAGATTTGCGCCTTGCGACGGAGTGCGTCAAAGCGTTGCTGCTCGGTGCCCCGCACCAGACTAAAGGTAAGATGCCGCGTATGCTCCCATTCCTTCGCTTGCTGACGCCAGACGGACTGAATGACCCGGATGGGCGCAACGACAAAGATGCAATCCACCGTACTCAACATCAACACACTGTCCGCAGCGGTCAGCGTACAGACGGTCTTGCCGAGACCCATGTCCAGCCATAGAGCGGCAGCGGGACGGTCGGTCAGGAACTTGGTCGCACGATTCTGGTATCCGTGCATCTCGCTACGCTTGCGCATCGTGCTCCTCGAAGACTTGATCCACTCCGCCTAATGTATGCGCCCGATAAACCTTGAAACCGAGACCCGCGAACTTCTTATGGACATACCCTTGCAACGCATGCAGCCTACCCCCGCGTGGCCGTTTAAGCTCGCAGAGCAAGAGTCGTCCTTTTGGCATGAAGCAGATCCGATCAGGCAAGCCGCGTACCCCGGGGATGGATAGTTTCATTGGCCAGCCGCCTCGCGCTTTCACCTGAGATACGAAATACCGCTCAACTTCGCTCTCAAGAATCTCGGCTTCACTACGCAAGCGACCGCCCTTTTCCGGCAACATGCTGCGCTATCTCGCGATGGAACGCCAACGAGCGCGCATGGTTGAACCGCGCCGTCAGCCGATAGAGCAAGAATGTGCGCCGCCGCGTGGCGAGTTCCAGCACGATCATCTTGCCGATCTCGTCGTGATCTTCTGCCGCGAGTGTCATCAGGTACTGATGGCACTGCACCCAATTTTTCAGATGCGGCGAGAGCCGATCCTTGTCGGTGCTGCGGACAACGTGTTTCTTCAAAGTAGGGATCATCTTATTTCCTCCAGCGTTTAGCAAAAAATCCCTCTGCCGCGATCGGACACGATCCCCCCCATTGCGGCATTTCACAGAGGAGCTTTTCGTACCCTTCCACAGACCCGAACCCTTCATCTGTTTCGGAAATGATTTCATCATGTACCGTGCCGACTACGTCATACCCTGCGGCTTCTACATTGTGCATCCCTTGCACCATGATGTCGCGTGCGATAGCCTGTACGATGTTCTCGACCAGCTTGCCCCCGTAAGTGCTGAGGCGCATCCATTGCTTATTCTTGCCCTCACCCATGAAGGTCAGTTCCGCTTTGAAGTCACCGAACTTCTTGACCGTGCGCACTTCGGGGTCGGGATACGCCAGACGGCGACCGCTCGGCAACTGGACGAACAAGAACCTGTCTTGAACATAGAACCGAATGTCGCGCGCCTTGTAGATCTTGCCGGGGTTGCTGACCGCTGCAATGGCCGCGTTCTCTACAAGACGCCAGAATTTCGGCACCATTGGATGAGTGTCGCGGTATCCGTAGACCCCGCGCTCAGCGATATTCCGTTCGACTGGTGCGCCTCGCTGCTCACAGGTGAGTATGAACTTATCCACGCCCATGCCGAAGCCGCATCCGAGGATGACGTCCTTGCCGACCTTGCGTTGCGCACTGTCGATCAGTCCGACCGGAATGCCGAAGATATGTGACGCCATGATCTTGTATTGGTCGATGTTCTGGCGGTACCGTTCTATCGCGTCTTGCTGTCCCGCTGTCCAGACTAAATCTCGCGCCTCAATGGCGGCATAGTCGGCAACGTTCAGCACGCGTCCGTCAGGAGCGCAGAGCACGCCCCGCATGGCAGATCCTAGCAGGGTCATGAGTGGTTCTGGGTAGAGCAGTATCGCCCCTTCTACGTTGCCAGCGTGAAGCAGGTCTACGATCCGCGCCTGATCCGCCTTGCCGTGTAAAGGGCGAACGAAATTATGCGGTTGAAGCAGCTTGCCCGACCAGCGACCGGTCGTCGCGCCGTGGTAGAGCAACGTTCCGCGAACGCGATTGTCTGCGCTGATGAACTCTTTTATCTTAGTCAGTTTCTTCGTGCTGACCTTCCCCGCTTCCAGCCGGATTTCCAAGAGCCGTGCTACGTTCTCTGGGATCTCGGATAGGATGTCCGCCGCCAGTGTGTCCGTCAGTTCCTTGGCTTGCAACGTGTCAACGCCACCACCTTCAGCGCTCAGCCATTCCAGTACTTTGTCACGCTGCGTTACCCGTAGTCCGCCGGTCAGCTTGAGTGCTTCTTGTTCCAGATCATAAAGCCGACTGGAAGCGATTTCGATCATGGAGTCGACCAGATCCATATCTATCGGCAATCCACGTTCATTGATGCGCGTGTCCATGCGCCAGACTTTTTCCTCTGCATCTGGCAGTTTTGGCAATGCGTCGTAGAGCGCACGCTCCACCCGAACGTCTTGTGCGCAGTATTCTACGAGCTCCTCAAACCCAGACGGGTCTTCCCACGTATAGATGCGGATGCCGGGGTCAGCCTTGGTCGGCTTGCGCGGCAGACAGAACCGCTTGATGAGCTGAGCGCCTCGCTTGTCCTTGCGCACGGTCATGCCGATGGCGGCAGCGGCTTTGTCTAGCGCCCTTGGCAAGGCGAGTGCAGCGGCTTGCGCGGCAGTGCAGCGCCACTGATCTTCCTTTGGCATGGGGAAACCTAGATGCGGAACGAGATCGTGCAAGAACGCGAGTCGCTCAAACTGCGCATTGTGCGCACCGATTGGTTCGCCAGCATGGATGCGTTGCGCAAGGACTGCGGGGACTGGATCACCCCGTCGCCATTTCTGCACTTCGCCATTGTCGATCGACCAGCAGAAGCAGAGCGTTTCCGTGCTCTCGTCTTCCCAGTATCTCCACGCGCCGACATTGCGGACGCTGAGAAGGCTGAACGATTCTACGTCTAGATGTAGCATGGCAGCTTAAGATGCAGAAGAAATGCCACCTTTGAACCGCAATCCTCCGTCAAGGAGGAGGACCTTCTGCTCTGGAAAACTCTTTTTGAAAGATGCCATTAGGTTATCTCGCTGTTCGGCAGACAGGCACTTCTCAGTTTCTATGAACCATACGTCCCCCGGCTTTGACGGTATGCGGGATGTCACGAGAAATCCCAATGCTTCCATGGTCACGGTTTCCCCCGAGCGAGTCACGCGATAGATCTCACCTTGGGCTTCTGCCAGCCCGCGAAGACCCGCTGCGGAGTACTGCACCCCGTCGATACGCCATGTATCTGTCCGCCACTGGTATCCTTCTTTCTGTTCTACGCGCCAATGCATGAACTTCAGCGGAAATAGGAGAGCGTAGATCACTTGCATCCACCACGGCAAGATTATCCCTTCAGGCACGTTCAAGCATTCACGCAGCCAATACCAAAATCTTTGTTTCATTTTCGTCTCCTATTCCTTGGTCAGTGTTTCAGCTTCCACTTCAGTCACGACCAGCTTTGGCATGGATATCGTAGAAACTTCAAGCCATGTAAAGCGCACGTTCTTGATGCAGATACCGTACTCGTCCCAGACGCTCTGCGCGATATTGCGAAGTCCGTCATGGACAATGCTCTCAACGGGGATTGATTTTAGCTCGGCCATGTTGTTCCCTTTCTGGCGTACCCGCTAGACCGCAGTCCAGCGGGTACGCCGAAATAGGTTAAATGAGGTCTTCCGCAGCGTCCTCGACGGGGTCGACTCCGGCTCTCGGCCTTGCGGGGGTGCTACCTCCCTTGCTGGTAGCCTTGGAAGGCGTCGACGGCTTGCTCGACGGCCCGACAACCTTCACAGCGACCCCCGTTGCGACGCCAGCATAGAGCCGCTTGTCGTCCCCCTTGTAGAGCCGCAGTTTGCCGAGACGGAAGCCATGCTTTGCACTGACCCGTGCCATCTTGTTCGTCAGATTGAGATCGCTGAGTGCGATCGGTTTTCCGGCCTCCTTGACGGCGACGAGAATGGATTCCACCGCCATGTCCAGAACTAGCAAGGTGCTTTCCCGCCGTTCACGCTTGGACGGGTAGGCTGTCTTTGCAACCAGGGTCAGCTTGACCTCGCTGCTTGACGACACGGCCTTCTTCGGCGCGGCCTTCTTCGGCGCGGCCTTCTTCGGCGCGGCCTTCTTCGGCGCGGCCTTCTTCGGCGCGGCCTTCTTCGGCGCGGCCTTCTTCGGCGCGGCCTTCTTCGGCGCGGCCTTCTTCGGTACAGGTTTTGTAGCCATGATGCGTTTTCTCCTTCGGTTAAAAAGTGGTTACAACAGATCTTCGTCGTCGTCGTCGCTATCGCCCGAGACGCTCTGACCGCCGAAATCTTCTTCGGCGCTGCTACCGCCAGACAGCGGCTCGTCGTCCCGCAATTTCTGCAGATTGTTCAGGCCGATGGCGACACCCTTGTTCCCGGAATTGTCGTAGAAAAAAGGGTTGACGGTCGCACGTGCCCAGCATCCGGAATAGAAATCTTCCTCGTCCAGAATCGGGTTCGTGTCCTTGTCAACAACTCCGGGACGGCGATACGAGCTCGCATTGATGAAGTACATGCCTTTGAACTCGTCTCCCTCGCGTTCCGTGTCACCGTCACGCAACGGCCACCAGCGCAGATTCTTCGGCAGACCTTGCGGATACTTTTCGTCGGCGATCTTCTTGCACTGCGCCTTCAGCTTGATAAGGAATTCCTTGACCTTGGGGTCTTTCTTCGGGAACAGCATGCAGACCCCGTATTTCGGCTTCTTGCCTTCCTCGGCTTCGCGAGGGCGAAACACGAAAGCGTAGCTCGCGCGGAACGGCGGGGTAAATGTCTTCTGCGGTTTTTCACTCATCTCTACTTCTCCTTGAATAAGCCGTAGTCTTCAGGCGAAACCGGCTTGCGGCTGTCGCTGACCGGAGCTACGGCGATCTCCGGTTTGGGGGGAATGACCAAGCGGTTGAAAGCTTTCAACTGTGGCTCAGTCAGTTCGTATTTGTTTGTAAAGCGCAACATCTTTGACCGGGGTAATGGGTTTCGTGGAGCGACGCTTTCCAGCGGCAGACCGACCTTTTGCACCCATGTCACGACCTTTTCCTTGTCCGTGTAGGACGAACGGTTCCGGCGATAGACCAGCTTGTACCCCGAAATCTCTTGTCCGTCCAGCATCAAATTCTGCGCGGCAGATTTCAGTCCATTCAGGAATCCTTCAATCATGCCGACATATGACATGGCATAAGTGATCTCCTCCGAGTCTAACTCGCTCACCAGTGGAGGGTCTTGCGGCATGACTTCGTCTGTTTGAAACTCCAGCGCCGCTACGCGGAACACCTTCATGGTCAGTTCGCGACAAGTGCCAGCAGCAGCGCACCAGTGGCAATGATCGCCCGAGCTACGTGCGGCGGACAGGTCATCACTCGCTATGGCGGCAGTTTGCACTGTCGTGGACATCCACTTCATAAGTGCAAAACTGTCCGTGTCCCACTCAGTCGGGAAGTCCACGACTCTCGGCTGGACGACCACCAGCTTGACGGGGACTTTCTTGGATTTCCGTACCTCGGAATGAAAGAATTCCAGCAACGCTCCGACTCCGTACGACATCAACTGCGTATTGTTTTCCGCCGCAACCGGCTTGCGTCCATGCTTGTAGTCCACGACTTCCAGCGACATCGTCTTCGGTGATAGATCCACCAGAACGAGATCGCTCGTACCGTACATGTCCTCACGCTGGAGCGCAGCACCGGGGTTGAGTTCTTTCTCTAACCAGATTTCGCCTGACGGATGCGCCGCTTGCCAGCGATGGACATAGTTGACCGCATGGGCGACGCAACGTTGCATGTCTTCCGGGACATCCTGCCCCTCGTACCGGTCGACGTCCAGCGGGTCTAGGCCGAGCATCAATGCGGCTTCCAATACAGCGTGCGCCAGTGTGCCCTCCTGAGCCGCTGCGCCGCTCTTCTCCCGAGGGAGCTTTGCCGCTGCATTGACAGACGGTGGACAGGCTATCCAGCGCGACGAGGAGCTTGGGGACAGTCTGGCGTGCTTCGGTTTTTTCTTGGTCATAGTGGCCTATCCTTTTTCAGTCACGCGTTCCCAAATCCTGTCTAGCGTAGCTACTTGTTTTTCGCTTAAGGACAAGTCTTTTTCTAACTGACTACGAACGGAATCCAGAAATCCTCTTTCCCAGTCTGTTAGCCAAGACTCTCGTTTTTCACAGTCTTCAATCACTATCAAATGGTGGCCCGGATCCATTTCAGTCCTCCTCAGTCAAGTAGGTCGTAAGTGCTCTGCTTCTTTTTCGGCAGTGGCAGCGGCTCGGGGTACGGAATTACCCCCTGAACGGTCAGGTCGGCGACAGTGAATTGATCTATCGGGAGGAGCCTGCCGTCAACCTGCAATTGCTCGAACCCGTTGCGCGTGTAAATGGCCGACCAGACTTCTGCGTGGTACTTGTTGTCTCCACCACGAAAGCAAACGGAAATCAAGTAATGCCGGAGTAGCTTCAACTCGGCTTTGCATTTCGGGTAAGGAAGCCAGTTCATTGCCGCTGTCCTATGAGCCAAACAAGAATCGCCCATACAGCGTAGACGACCAGAGCCAGCACAAAGTCTTTTGCTTGTGGATTCCCTTCAAAATTTCTCATGTCTTCATCCATTTGCAAAATGGCAAGTTGGGTCGCTCCGTCTGCTCCGTATGCCTCGTAGAGTGTTGCCAAAGCACAAGCGTACTGTTCCTGTCGTAGAAACTGTCTCGCCTTACGACGTGCCTTCCACCGTTTCCAGATTTTCATAACAGTCCTTTCACGCTATCGGCAGTTAGATTTTCTGACTGTCGAGTATCAGGGACATACACAATTTCGCCGAGAACGAACGGGCGGTTTTCAATGCAAGACACGAATTTGCTTTCCGCTTGGTATAGGTTCTGCGCCTGAATGCGTTTGACCCGCTTGATGTAGAGCTCGTGATGCTTGATGTAATTTTGTTCGCGGACAGCCGCACGTTGTTCGGCGTAATGCCACTCCACGAACAGACCAAAGATGACCCAAAGCAAGACAGCAGGAACGGTGAATCGCATGGCTTCATCCTTCTCAAGTGTATGGGCAGGGCTTCCACCTGCGCCCTCATCTCTTTAACGTCTGCGAGTCCTAGACGCTCGGGGCATGACCCCGAGAACACTCGTTACAGCAGGTCGTCTTCACCGCCGCCGGTGGTTTCGGCGTCAGCCTTGAGCGCAGCGTACTTGGACGCGTCGATGTCGCCGAGCTTTGCGCCGCCGTGCTTCTTGAGTAGCTTTTTGACGGTCTCGTTGTCACCGGCGTCGATCAGCGCCTTGAGCGCGGCACGGACATCGTCCAGGGAAACTTCGTCTTCTTCCGTTTTGCCCTTGCGCGTACGACGCGTTTTCTTTTCGGGGGCAGCGGGGGCAGCGGCTTCTTCCTCTTCGCCGCTTTCGCCGCTTTCGCCGCGAGCGATGGTGATGGTTTCCTGCAAAGTGGCGGTCAGTTCCTTGATGGCTTCGAGCAGTTGTTCCAGCATTTTGCTTCTCCTTGAAAGTTATACAGTAAAAAACTTTGCGCATTGCGCCAGATCATTATCCCCATCCGGGAACCGAATGCAAGTGTCAAACGATTTGTTTTCGACCGACTTGGGACAGTAAGGTAAAAAGGTGCCGAGGGCACCACGCCCCCGGCAAAACCCCGTTACCACTGCCACAAGGAGACGCCGATTGGCGTAATGGCAGGGATCATTATGGGGTCTAACTTTTCCCAGTGCAACGAATTATAAGAGAGGAGTCGTCCCGTGACCGCTGCAAAGACACAGAGCGTTCGTTCTGTATTCGAAACGCTATTGCTCAATGGATTCACGCAAGAAGTCATTTCAGTTATCCCGCCTAACGCTCCCCTCACTTCCAGCAGCAAAGTTCCCGTAGAAGCGCTCGGCAAAGTACCCGGACGCAAGATGGTGACAGGGCAATGGTGCGGCGGATGGATCCACGCCAATAATAGCGGCGAAGCGCAACGCTTCGCTCGTTGGGGCGGCAACGCCGGTATAGAAACAACCCGACTTTTGCCAATAGACATTGACGTCAACGATCCTTCGCTCCATAAACCGCTAATACTTCTGGCGCGTCGCTTCTTTGGCGTCCTGCCGCTGCGCATGGGCAAACGTCCGCTCCTGTTCGGCAGACTGCGCGGCAAGTGCAGCTATGGGCGGATCGCCATGACGTTTGAGAACGAAACGGGCAAGCATAAGATAGAATCCTTTCACGGCGAGAAAAAACATTTCGTCATTGCTGGAGTGCATCCCGCTGGCATGCTCTATCGCTGCTCGCCACCGTTGGAAGAACTTCGCTACGACGACATCCCCGAAATCACGGAGCAGCAAGTACTGGACTTTTTCACTGCCGCCAAAGAAGCGCTCGCAAAGCGGTACAAGTGCAAGATACTGGACAGCGTGCGCGACACTGCCAAGCAAGAGCGCTCGTACGAGAAGCCAGACGTTGAAAAGGTTATCGCGCCATTGCCGTTTGTCAAGCGTGCGCTGGAAAAGATCCCGAATACGAAAGATCGGGGTCGGTGGGTGGATATCTGTCATGCCGTAAAAGGCGCAACGCAGAAGACCCCCGCCGAAGGCTTGCAACTTTGGTTGGACTGGTGCGCAACCCGCGAAGACGGTGATCCGCACCTGAAAGAAGCCAGACGTGTCTGGGACAGCGCCGGTCGGCAAGACGGTGGACTCTATACCGGTTACGAGGCCTTGTTGGCGATCGGCGGATTGCGCAACGAGCTCGCGCAGCACGAGTTCAAGGACGCAGAAACGGTCGAGGACGGCCTTTTGGCCGACGGGGTACCCCTACCCCTGTTTAGCGTGCAGCCGGTGCAAGCGCGGCCTCTACGGCGTCCAGAGTGGGTGATTCGCAACATGGTGCCGAAGGGCGCATGCCTCGGGGTGATGTACGGCCCCCCCGGCATGAACAAGAGCACGATGGCGACGGCGATGGCCGTGCATATTGCGGTAGGTCTGCCGTTTGCCGATCAGCCGGTAAAGCCGGGGCATGTTCTGCTCATCAGCGAGGAAGACGCAGTGGTCAATCGTCGGCGGCTGGAAGCATGGCGTCATTGGTTGAGGACAAAGAAGGCAGACGGCGCAACGCTCCCCGAAGACTGGGAACGGTCGTTGCAGCAACGCATCCTGGAAACTTTTCCGGGATTTGGGCATATCAGCAAGAAGAAAGTCGCTCATCTGGCGAAGGAAGTACTCAAGGCAACCTCTGGCGCGGGAATCCAAATTGCCTTTATTGACACCCTCGCGAGGACGTTCGTAGAAGGCGGCGAGGAGAACGAAGCCAAGGACATGAATAAGTACATCGACCTTGCCGAAGGTCTGTCCGAGGAACTGGACTGCCCCGTGATTGTGCTGCATCATCCGCCGAAGAATGCGGACACTCTGCGGGGCCACGGCAGCTTGCTCGGGGCGGTCAGCATGGTGCTCAAGGTGGAGCGCACCGAGGACGGTCTGGTGCGGCTCTACTGCCAGAAGATGCGTGAGGCGGCGGAGTTTGCGCCATTGGCGTTTGAGCGCCGCGCGGTCGACATATCGTTTGCCGTGGAACGAAAGGACGAAGAGGACACAGACGTGGAAACCGCACTGGTGCTGGAGCATACCCCCTGGACAGAGGTAGCGGGTAACAAGAGGCAAGGCAGCGCAGCGGCCGACCCGGCCAACTTGGCAGGGAGTCCGCAACGCGTGACGGACATGGACATACTGCGGCATCTATGTCTGCACCCCGGCGACAGCGTGCGCACCATAGCGGCAGCGCTCGGGTTCGGTGGGCATCCGCCCCTGCTAAAACGGCTCCACAGATTGCATGAGTTTGGGCTCGTGGAGCAGGTAGATAAACGCTGGAAAGCTACTGAAGCAGGGAGCGAAACGTTCTCAAAAGAACACCCCGATGGTCTGTTAATGTAGTCCCTATATAAGTGTGATCCTTATATTCCAGATGCGTGGTATCTAATTAGTGGTACCCCAGATACCACCTATTAGATACCACTTTTAAGGTCTTAGGGCGTGGTAGTGGTATCTAATTAATTGGTATCCCCCCCTAAAGGGGGGGTACCATAATTAGGTACCACCCACTGACCGGCGGGGTACCAGAGCCAAGATGTTCAGACTCTAAGATCGGAAGTGGTACCTAATCCGGCAACGTGGAGGGCAGTGGCGACGATACCCCTGCCAGTGTATCGGAGCCTATAGTGAGGGCACCATGAGCAAGAAGCACGGTTCGCACGGCAAGAGGACGACAGGACGCAAGTGGCAGAAGCGACGAGAGTCGGTGCTCGCTGCTAACCCGATCTGTGTCGCGTGTAGCGCAGCGGGTCGCGTGGCCTCGGCAACGGAGGTCGATCATATCGTTCCGTTGCAGCATGGCGGCGACGACTCATGGGATAATCTGCAATCGCTCTGTCACGATTGTCATGTGGATAAAACGAATGCAGAGATGGGACGAAAGCCGAAAGCGTGGATCGGACTTGACGGTTGGCCGGTGGGGGTAGACGAAAAGTGATGATACCCTGAGCTGTAATCT